TGCCATTTATTGTTATTGTATCGCCATGAAAGGCACCGGACGAATATGCGCCTTTGATATAAACACTCTGGCCTGTCACAGAAAACGTTAGCGTTGCTTTGCTACCTCCCGTTGATGTTGTTTCAAACTCTGCTTCTTTTGGCTTAAATCTGTTGTTTCTATGTTGCTTATTGAAGCTTCCTTCAACGAGATTTTCGCTTGGATTTGCTAAAAAAGTTTCTAGTTTTCTATCATCTACTGAGAAGTATCCAAGAGGTTGTGTCGTGCTGAACTGTGAGTCGATGCCAAACCTACCTTTGTGTCTTGATAGCAATGTTTGCAAACCTTCTTGTCGATTTCTTACTCCGTGAACAACCCTCATACTGGTGGGTTCACCGCTACCGCTAGATCTAACGCTTAAATTTCTAAATGGTAGAGCGTTATAAGCACTTTTTTCATTCGCTATTGCGTCTAGAAACAAAGGGGACATTGTTTGTGTAATAATCGACTTAGTTGGGTTATTGTCATCATCAGTTGATTGCAGAGGATCAGCAAATAATCTTAACTCTGGTGTATAAAAGTTGGATGATCTTTTCTGTATACTTGATGTAAAGTTTTGAGGCTCTATTGAACTTAAAAACGTATTTCCAATATTAAGCGCTGGTTCCCCCGATGCTTTTCTAGCTACTAACGCACCATTTACATTGGTTGAAGGCATTGACGCAGTAAATTCAGGAACTATAAAATCAACACGATCCACTATAGATCTATATCGTAGGTTATTTTCACTTCTTCCAACTGCCATTACCACTTCGTAGTTTTTATTAAAATTACCTGCTCTGTTTGATGAAGTGTTATGTTGTATGTTTTGTAAGTTTACAGGCCTTTTAATCTTTACATTTCTAAACATAGTCGCAGGTGGTCTCAAAGGATCGGGGTATGGACCACCGTAATCATGACCGAGCATTGCAAAAGCCCCGTCATTTGTGCTAGAGGTTGTTTCAAACACGAGCCTATAAGATTCTGCTCTTGTGTGCACATCGTCTATGTTATTGATGCTAGATTTTTCAGAATCATATTTATTTATTGGTTGGTGTCTGGATTGTATTCCGCCTACGTGTGTTTCTGTGAACGGACCTTGCATTGGAATATCATTTGTATTGTAGGTTGTATCTGAGTGTAGGTTTACCAACACAGCATCTGATTTATAGTTATCGTGAACAACCTTGTTGTAACCTTGACTAACTGTCCCTGAAACTAGATTGAACGGAAAAGACATCTTTCCTTTTAATAAAAATTTATATGAATAAGCATCATCAAATGGATTCGAGGCGTCAGAGTTTGAGAACTTTCCTAATACGACATTAAATTCATACTTTAACTTTTCATTTGGTTTTTTCTCATCATGATAAACATCAGGTGATATTATACCATTTCCAGATCCTAAACCAACAACCATTACATTCACAGGTATACCTAATGAATTTGTATCACCATGTCTTCTAGTGTATTCTAAGTACAAATCTCTCTTTTTATTGTTTTCATAGTTTATACCACCATGAATTATATTGTCTTGTGTAAAGTTGAGCTCTACAGGATCAGCTAAGTGCCTTCCAACTTCATCATCTCTAAAGTACCTAGTTCCGTTGTTTTGTGCTAAGATATAGGTATCAACTTTGTTTGTTGTGTTTATGACTTTTCTAATTGTTTCAGCATCATCTGTGTCTCTTTCTTTTCTAATTTTTAACCAAAGGTGGTGTTGGTCCTCATTTGGTGTTTTATAGTTTGGTGCGTGACCAAATTTCCAATTGTATGACAGCTCCCTTCGTCCTCTTATTGACCCCTCAGTGCTGGTGTCTTTGCTGACTAATGGAAATTTACTTTGATATTTGTTTCTCTCCAGAACGTGACTTTCGACAACATTCAGTATACCCTCAGAAAATCTAGTTGATGCGGGATAAAGTTGTCTGATTGCATGAGATACTGAAGAGTCAATCCATTTATAGAATTCAAAAAACTTTTGTTGATCTGGGTCGTTTTCAATCCCCTCAAAGAATATTCTTTTTAAGTGGCCCATCTCTTTGTAGGAGTGCCTATATTTATTTACTGGTTCTCCTATTAGATTGTTAAAATCCTTAATTGATGCAAACATTTTTATCATTTCATCAGATATGACAGACTGCATGCTTTTTTCAAATGAATAAAAGTTATCACTTACTTCGTCATCTTGAAAAAAGAACTCTGTTGATCCTGATTTTATTGTGATCATATCGGACGAGTAAATTGAATTTATTTGTTTTCTTTTTGCAGTGTTTATATATATTTTATCTATCGATGCAGTACTATTAGTTATAAAGCCATGTCCTGTTCCGTAGTGCTTATTCTGTGTCAGCTCGCCAATCCAACCATACCTAGATGCCATCTCTGCCGACCCTGAAGATAAGTCTATGACCTCAAAAGCACCAGCTGCGTTAGAGCCTGTATTTAAATTAAAATTCCAATTTATAGCCAGTGTTTCTATTTTTGGAACATGTAGGTTATCAAACATGGTTGGGCTATCTGAATTATATGGGTGTAATAAGCCATATGATTCATGATCAAAAGCGTGTTGTCTAATTTCTTCATCTTCTAAATATGATTGCCAATACCTAAAGCTTGAAACTTTTACATCACTATTATATATAACTGAGCCTGTGAAGTTCGTTTTGTCGGCACCCACAAAGAATTTTTTACTTGAACTTAGATAAAGTATTCCATTTGATATATTACCCAATGATGCAGTTATCGTGTTATATATTGTGTTGCCGTCTGTATTTATTGCGAAAAAATTTAATGAATGCACGCCCAAACCTGCATCATTAGAACCTGTTATGTTGGATTGATTGTATTTTGAATGAAAAAGTCTTAAACCTATATTCCATTTTTGATTATCATAAGCATTTGGAAACGTGTCTGTTTCAACCTCTATACTATCTGATCCGCTGATAATAAACTTGCTATGACTTCTATCAGCGGTTGAGGCAAGCAAAACTGTTATAGTTTTATCTGTTGAATGAAATTTGAATTCTTTGTCATCAGCAGTTGAAGTGTCATCAATTCTGTGGAAACCAAATATTGATGATGTAACAAAAGGCGTTGAAAAGAATCCTTTTTGATTTGGCTTTAACTTTTTGGGTATCAATATTTGCGCCTCAACAGAAAAAGAGGCTCTGGACTGAGTGCTGTCTGTGTTTTTTATAAAACCCACACCGTCACCAGCGGAGCTTGTATTTTGATGTACGGAAGCATCAAAATTTTGTACGTGATTAAAATTTAAAGCATTGGTTGCCACCGATTTAAATTCATAATTGTCTCTAAGGGTGTACGTGGCATTATCGGCGTATAAGTTTAATTTAACAATATCAGAGTCAATACCAAACGTTTTAAAAAAGTTTCTAAATGATTTTTCTGTTCCTTTTGATTTGTAAATGTAAAGTAGGTTGTTATATAAGTTTTGGTATATAAGGTTTCTGACTTCGCTTAGATCTTTATCATACACTTCATTTACATCGTGATCTCTAAACTCCTCGACTATATTAGAATCAACAAATAAATTAGGTACGACAAAGCCTCTGCCCCTTAACAAATTTCTGCTGAATGGGGCAGGATTGGCGCCGCCACTCAAAATCATCTCGGTGGTATTTTTTAATTTATTTTTTCTTATTGTTGGTCCATAATAAACCTCATCCTTTATCTTATCTAGATATCTGATTTGTGCATGTAAAGTGTCAAAATAGCTTGCCATAATTTGACACAATTTTTTTACATTTTTACCATTTTCTTCATCCTCTTCAATTAACCAAGATGGGAGAAGGTGATAAAACAAGCCAGGATTTTCAGCGTCTTGTATTGACCCACTTGTCATCATTTCTGTCTTTTTTGAAGATACATCCGGATGTGTGGAGTATATGATCGGATCTTTGAATTCTTTATCAACAACATTTGATAAAACCATTGCTGAGCCAGTGTTTCTACTAGCGGCTGTATAGCCAACAAAAACACCGTTGCTAAGCCTTCCAGAATAATCTAAAACTGTTGAATCAATAGAGCTGCTTCCTACTATTCCTTCGTTAAATTTATAATAAACACCCAAGCTTGTATTATCAGTAAAGTCATCTGTTCCACCGCCAATTGGAACAAACCAATTTTGACCTATCTGTTTGGAGGTTCTCTCAACTTTCCAATACCTAAACTCATCCAAAGACCCTGAAAGCTTTCCGTCACCAGTAGACAAGGTAAGATGAACGTTTGGATTAGATACAAGGGCACCAATTGTTGCATTTAAGCCACCAGTAATACCCTCTATGTTACCGATAACATTTGAATTAAGCTGGTCTGAAATCTTCACACTGTCTCTATAAAGCCTAACACGCATGTTGGTATTAATTTTTGCTATAGAAACAGCATAGTGGTGCCATTTTCCATCAGCAACATCAGAATCGGTTAAGTGTCCACCAATAGATGCTGTCACTGATACTAGTGTGCTTGTTAGTGCCGATCCAGTGCTCCAATGTAACTTTATTGGTTTATTGGAATCATTAGGTGTTAATTCCAGCCTGAGTCTACCATAAGTGGCAGCTGTAAAGTCTTCTTGATTGTGTAAATCAAAAATTACCTCTTTATAATTATCACTGGTGAACGCGTCCTTTTTAAGCCAAAATTCAATGGTAGAGCCTGAAAGAGAATTAAACTCTAAATTTGAAACTCTTCTATTATTGACATCATATAAGGTTGAATTATCAAAAGTCTTTGCTAGGGGTGATCCGCTCATTCCACCAGAGGCTGTATGTGGACCTCCCGCTATGGATATGTATTCTAGTGGGCTGGTTGTGTCTAAATATCCGTCCACATCTGAGCCATTCATACCACGTGTACCAAAGTTAACAAAACCATTTGTTCGAGGATAAAGGTTTTCAAAAATATATTTATCTAAATAACTGGAGCTGTTTTCAAACTGTATTTTTTCTGCTAGCGTTCCATCATAAGGATATTCATTGTAAATTCTTTCAAATGAATACTCATAGTAAAGCTCAGCCGAGCCAAATTTTGCAAAATTAGATGCGGTAGAAAAATCTATGGGTGGTATAAATTTGTTCTTTTGATGTGTCTTGGCTTTAACTAAGTTTACTCCCTCTACTTCTGCTGAGGCCGATTCTATAGTTTGTGTTTTTTGTATTTGATTGCTTTTATTGTTTGTGAAAAGACTCTTGATTGACATTTTTATACCACCCTGAATTTAAATATATGAGGTTGCTCTACGTAATCAGATAAATAATCATTGTAAAAACCAAACTTTATAGCATATTGGTATCCTTTTTGAAAATTAGACATTTCCAAATCAAAATAGTTTCCAGAGACATCGTAAGATAATTGAGAATACTTAGTGCTTCCCGTGCTAAAGCTTACTATCTCGTGGCCGTCTACAATTCTATACACTTTATATAAAGCATCTTCTATAATTAAATTTTCAGGTGAATTTTTTGCTATAGTGTGAATATTTGGAGACCAGTTTTTTAGTCTAGAATACAGTCTAAATCTCGCAGTTTCATCTTGAGCATATTCTGATTTTAAATTTGTTATAGAGATAACATACTTCTGGTCTATACCGTAAACGTCCGGCGCCTGTGTTTTGACCTGTACAGATCCTGTTTGAAATTGTATTGGCGCTGCCGCAGCATTTGATATTGTATTGCTACCGCTAAACCACACATCATATATTGTTTCTAGAGTACTAGAACCTGTGAATGCAAAAGATGCGGAGTAGACGCCAGTTGAAACATACCCACCTGTCACAACTTGATTCGCCGCTGACCTTACGTGTGTTCCATCAGCTGATAAAATCAAAGCACTATCTGATGGTGCAGAATTATCTGCTGATCCGGAGAAGATACTAAGGTAAATGGCATCTTCGCCGATTGATGGTATATTGGTTAAAACACCCCTTGGTCTGTTATATAAATAAAGTGTATTTAAATTTTGTGCTGCTGTCATAAGTGACGACGACAAAAAGAAGTTGCCTCTGTAGTCTCTGCTAGATGAGTCCCATCTTGCTTCGATTATTGGTCTTTTATAATAAAATTCTGATTCTCTAGCAAAAAACTTTTTGGTGAAAAAAGACTGCTGTGTTGAGTTTTCATAATCTGTTTGAAGGAATATTCCAAAACCGTAATTGTTGTACTCACCCCCAGACGATCCTTTTATCCAATCCTCTACTATGTCAGAGACATCAACCTCTAAATTTTCTAACCCTGTGGAGAATGATCCTGTAACTGCTTCGGATGCAATATAATCACCACCCTGTGATGCCCACTTCCCATCTCCTCCAGAAAACTGACTCACAATGGTGACCACACTATCAGACACCGCTGTTCCTGATATGTCATTTGCTGAATTGCCTGCCAGTCCTTCTGCTACTTGTTTTAACGTCACAGTGGCGCCATCAGAGGAACCAACAACGTTTAAAGAATCTGCTGCCTGTGCTAAGTTAACAGCTGCTGCTATATTTGTTGCAAACTGTGTTGCGTTTGCGTTGGCATTCCCAAACGCTATGTTTGTTGCGGTTGAGGTTGATATGCTGTTGTCAATTAAAAAATTAACAGAATTTCCATCTGAATCAGATACTAAGAGTCTTCTAGTGTTGGCTTGACCCGCTGTTTTACTTAAAGCGGTAATTGTGGCAGAGGCTGAAACAAAGTTTCCGGTCGCATTTATCCAGTTTGACCCAGACTGATCATAGGTTAAATCTGAGTAGTTTACCATATCTAGTCCTTGACCCTCTTGCCAAGAAGCAGTTATAGGGGCAACAACAAGCTCAAAGTCTCTTGGTGTTGTATCAGCATGCGGTGCGTTGTACAGTTTTAAGATAAAATCAACACTACCAGACGCTGGTATTACTCCTGAATCTCTTTTTGATTTTATATCAGTAACGGGAAATTGAACTAAAATTCTAGCCTTCTCTACTGACCCAGAGGCTTGTTGTGCAAAGATTGAAAAAACTTCCAAAATATCTGAGCGTCCCATGTTAGAGCCGGTACCTCTTGTGGTCAGGTTCTCCTCGTAAGCGTTTGTAATTGTGTTATCTGCGCTGGCAGAAAATCTTAAAATAGCCATTATACAGCGGTTCCTTTTATGTCATCGTTCAAAAATTTTATTTCTAAAACACAGTTCTTTGGTGTTTTTATGTATGATCCATCTTTAGATAGAATATCCTCTATGTTGATGGGCAGATTGTTATAGTTGGCGCCTGTTTTAATTTCTACATTTACTTTAACCGTATCAACAATACCTATTGTTTTATTTATCGTATTGTATATTTTGTTTATATACAAAGGCTCTCCAATATAAAGTTTTTCGCTAAATAGATCTCTCAGTCTAGAATCTACGTCACTTAGGACAGAAATAGAATTTAAATTAGGATCAACAACTGCTTCGTAAGTAAAGCCCACATTTATTATTTTTGAATCAAAAATATCAACACCATCATTTAACATTTTATTTTTTTGAATCCAAGTTTTTAAATTTGCTTTTATTGATTGGTTGCAAGACTTTAAATTACCATCACGGTCTTGCGAAATAACATAGAGCGCGAGTCTTCTGTTTGTGCCACCTGGATCATTAACAATTGATGCTCTTTTAATTTGACCTAAGCTCGGTGGCATCAAATAGCAGTATGCTTCGTAATCATTTTTAGTAACAGTCCTATTTTGTGCAGCATAC